AAGCTCCTACCTCACTTGCAGGTAATCTCCACATGTCAGCTTTTGGATCAAGTCCTCTTGACTTTGCAGCTTCATTTAAAGCTCTTTCATTTTTACCTTCACCTAAATAAAACCATGACAAAGCATTAAGTGTATATGCAAATCTATTTTCATCTAAAACAGAGCAGGCGATCATGGTATCTACAATTAAACCATTGATTTTTATACCTAAATTACGAATCCAACATACATCATACATTGCGTTATGAAATATTTTTGTAGCTGGACATTCACAGATATCTTTAAACCATTCTAAAGTTTTCTTTCTATCCATGTTAGGAGCTTCACCATGAGCAATTGGAAAATACCATTTGTCATTATATGTAGCAACAGCAATACCCACCACTTCACCATTACCTGTAACTGCACCAGAACCTTTTGATTTTAAATCAGGGTCACGTGTTTCTAAGTCAATTGCAATCTCATCATAATCTCTTAGATCAGGATATTCAGTGGGCATTACCCATTCGGTTTGTGTTAAGTATTTAGGTATTTTCATTTTTGTAATACGTATTTCTTTTCTATTAATTTATTTAATTTATTTTTATTACTAAATGCATATAAGGCTGCATCATAAGTATGAGGAAATATTTCCCAATCTACTAACCTACCATAAATTTCTAAACGAAACTTATGTTTATTCACTGTAATATTTTTTGCTTTAAAATTTCTGTTAGGCATTATTTTTTCTTTTTCATATCATTTATTTTTAACATCTCCAACTGACAGTAGTGTACAATCTTTTTAAGATCTTCCACTCCTCCCTTTCGCTGATAACGACAAACGTATTTAATAACGTTGCCTTGAAAAAATGAGAGATCATTTTTAGAAATGAACTCGTAAGGTTGAATAGGAAACTTGGTGTAGTGATTCCCGCCTACCTGGGTGTATTGTGGAAATGATTCTTTAAATATATCTTCAGTTGTCATAGTTGATACTCCTTTAATATCTTTTTTGCTTTCAGTTTATATAAGTTATTTCTTGCTCTTGTGATACCCACGTACCACACTCTATTCTCCTCATCTTGTTTGTCAACACTTAGGCGAATACTTTTTTGTACTTTACTTCCTTGGTGTAAAGATAGTATTACATTATCTTCCTCACCACCTTTCGCTGCGTGAATTGTAGATAACCACACCCTTGCATTTTCAGAAAGTATTTCACCTCCAGAAATTATATTTCGAATGTAAAGTATTTCTTTCTGATCACCAACAAAGATATCATACCAATTTTTTTCAGAATTCCAATTCCCATTGGGAATAAAATCTTTAACATCATTAATTTCTTCCTCTGATAAAATGCCATCAATGGTCCATTTAGTATAAGCTACCGCTGCATTGTACATTCCAACATTAAAACTTTTACCTTTGTTAGTTTGAAAATAAATATTTTTAGATTTTAACTCTTTTGCAATATCTAATAAATTACTTTTAGTCCTTGTAAGAATTAACCATTTACCTGTTGTAAGATCAACTTGTCCTAAATTACTTATAAATTGTGTATGACCTTCTTCATCTCTAGGTAAATACTCTTTGTGTTTCCTGATGCCTGATATACGGTCTATTGCTATTTGAGCTTGTTGTTGTACAACTTTAGATACTCTTCTTGAATATCTTAAAACTTTTTCATTAGCAGGTTCTTTTATAAATCTATTTACATCTGCACCAGCCCACGCAAAAATAGCTTGGTCATCATCACCGGCTAAATACATATCATCACAATGTTCTTTTAATTTATCATATAGTTTCCACTGTAATGGAGATAAATCTTGTGCTTCATCAATAAAAATGGCTTTAAATCTAGGTATTTTGTTAGACTCGATAGCTTGAGTAATTAAATCATTAAAGTCTAATAAATGATTTTTCTTTTTATATTCCTGTAAATTAATATCAATATGCTTAAGTGTAGGCCAATATATTTCTTTTCTATTGTGCTCATTTAAATCGTATTCATCTCTTATGTCTATGTTTTTATTAATAGCTCTTTGTATCATTTGAAAATATGGATTGTTGCAAGTTAAAAAATGTGTTTCTTCTTCATTATATTTATCAGTAAAGCTAACTCTTACATTTAACATCTTACCTAAGTCTTCATAGTGATGTGGTTGAATAATATCTTCTTGAGTCTTGTTTAATAAATGAAAACAAAATGCATGAAGTGTTTGAAAGTATGGAGCTTGCTTTTCATCTACGCTAATTCTTTTTCTAGCTTCAGCTGCAGCTTTTCTTGTGAAAGCAAAATAACCTATCTTATGATAAGGTGTACCTGTTCTAACATAAGCATTGACCCTACGAATCAATCTAAATGTTTTACCTGTACCAGGTGGTCCGTATATTTTAATTGTCTTTTTCATCAGCTTTTTTAAATGTATCTATTAAAGATCCTTTGTATCCATAGTTACCATGATGAGTTGTTACACCATCTACAACTGCATAAAATTTATGTCCAGCATTTCTAGCTAAATTACAAAAAGAAACATCCTCTCCAAACCAATGACCTTGTTTAGAATCAAAAGTGTTTTCCCAAAAATTATACATATATTTTTTAGCTTCTTTCGATATACCATCAGCAGAATTTATTTTTAAGTCTGGATGTTTTTGCATTAAAGATTCATACACATTTCTTTTAATTAAAGTTAACCCTGCAGGTCCACCTATAATTTCTGTCATTCCTAATTTGTCTATACTAATGTCATTATAATTTTCGAAAGCTACAGAAAACTTAACTGTATTATCATGAGTTTTTTTTCTGTATGGAACACATGCCATATCTTTATCTGCTACAATCATTCTTCCTACATCTTTAGGATCAAATTCTACATCAGCATCTACAAACAATTGATAATCAAAACCTGATTCCATAAACAATGCTGTTAAAATATTTCTTCCATAACCTACGTAGGGACATTTAAATGTACTTACAGTAGATTTTATTTTTGCTTGTGTAAATTTATCCATTAGTTTTAATAATGATAAACATGTTGATACTTGCATGGTATCATAGGTAGGCATACATACAAATACACTGGGCGCTTTAGTCGTCATACTATATTCTCCTTATCTTCTATTGTTATTTTTTCATCTGGTATTTCTTCTTTCATTAAATTACCTGCAGGTATTTTTAAACATCTTACAGGTGGAAACGACTTTTCACTTTCTCCTTTTGGAAATCTTTTTTGAATACCAAACTCTCCTTTAAAATGGGTTTTAACTAAAGTACCTGTCCTAGGTCTGTCTTGGTTCCATTCATTTCTTTTAATTTCTTCATAGAATTTATCGTAATCAAAATAGTAAAACTCATCATCTTTTAATACAGCTCCACTTTTGAATGAAGCATATGTCTTAGCTTCAGGTCCATTTACATAATCTTCTAAATATTTCTTCAACATCTCGATAGGATTAGTACCAGTAGGTGGTTTAATATCGTCTTTAGTAGCCCATAGAGCGTCCAGGATAGGCTGATATTCATTATTCTTAATAATGGGAGGGAATATAGATGTTTGGTCTGCTATGAGCGCTCTCATCTCTTTCATCTCAGCTATTTTTTTAATAGTCTTTGCGTGTATTTGCACGACTTTACTATCAGATAATTCTACATTGAAAAAATATTCAGGGTCTGGTTTATAATCTATTTTTATTAGACCTGATATTTGAGGCCAACTACTTTCTTTGTGACTACCAATACCAAACTTTCTACGTAGACAAGTTCCCTTTGCACAAAAAGAAGAAATAGGTAAGTCATGACAAGTATGTCCAGCTGTATCTTTATCCCAACTTTTTATTTTTTGTTTTACTTTTTCATCACCCCAAGTTTGATCATACTTAATAAAATCTCTAGCTGCTTCTAATAGTTTATTTTTCCAATCATCTTTGTGTTTCTTTTTAACAAACACCATGTAGTTAAATAAAAATCTATCTCTTTCATCTTTTAATTTAGTTCCTGATTCCTGAACCTGTTTGCATATCATCTGTAAACATGGAGGACCATCTAATAAATCTTCTGGACCACCTGTTAATATTTCTTTTACTTTTTTATTTGATACTTCTTTTAATGATTCTTTTGTTTGTAAATTATTTTTAACTACATTTATGAAATCTTCAAACTCTAATTCTTTTCCATCTGGTAATAATGCTTTACGTTCTGTCTTCTTAAAATAAGGTAAGTTAATAAATGATCCAGAAGTTCTAACATTATCTTGATTCATTCCTAGTTGTGTTTGTTTAGGAAATATTTCTGTCTTAGAAGATAGTCCAAATAAAAATAATAAGTTTTGTAAAAACTCTCTAATTAAAGTTGCAGGTACTTTCTCTTCTGTAAATACATAAATGTGAAGACCATTACTTTTTGATTTAATTGGAACAACAGGAAGTTCTTTGTCTTCAATTATTTTTAAGTAATGATGAATATCAAAACTAGAATAATCTGAAGGATCAATATCAATAGCACCAAAGCTAGCCATACCATTATCATCGCAAGCTTGTATACCTATTGCACGTTTACCATCTAAATGATCTTGATAATCTTGATCAGATATATTTCTTTTAGACCAGCCATAATCGCCTGGATCAAATTTTAATTTGTTTGTTTGTGGATCATGGTAACCATTGTTAACATTACAGAAACCAAAGTCTCTTTCTAACCCACCAAAATATTTTCTAAATTCTTTCATAATTTATACGGCGCCTCCAGTCTCCCTTCAGCGCCGTTGTTATAACAATAGTTTATACTATGTCTTGTTGCTTTTGACCAGCATCATATTTAGGTTTAGCAGTCCCTTTAGAAACTTGTTTCTGAAGTTGTGCTGCTATTTCATAAATCGATGCATCATCTTTATTAGCCACATCAAGATTTCTTACTCTTGATGGTTTGTAGACATGCCAGCTTTTGCTACCCGCAGTCTTACCCATTGTGTTTAATTTATACACAGCTGAATAACTTGCAGGATTAAATGAACCTTGATCATCTGTGAATCTTAGATTCTTGATAAGGTTATTCAGTTCCCTCGCTGGAGATAAGTTAGAAGATCTCATTGGGACCACTGCAGGTTTTAACTCTCCATCTACCATTGCTAGTACATAAAAGTATGCAGTTTTCTCAACATAATTACCATTTGGTAATCTGTATCTTCCGTTCTTTTCTTCAACAGCATCGGCTGGAATCTCTAAGTGAGTTCCTACTGGAGCTGAAGCACTATCGCCTCTCTCCTGCCATTCAGGATACCTAGTTTGTGCGTGAGCGATTATAATATCTAATCCCTCTTCACCACTTATAAGTTTACCAAACCCTGACGCATAAATCATTCCAGGTTTAGCTCCTTCTACATGCTTGGCATCTCTCTCATTACATTCTGGTGATAGTTGATGTAAGATTTTCAGAATCGGTGTTGATACGTCATCTGATTTAATCTCCTCAGCTCCTTTACCAGAGTCTTCTCTGAGATTGATAGTTGCTAATGCACCTGCATTAGTTTTCTTCGCTACTTGACTTTCCATATATTCTCCTTTGTTAGTCTATTGTTTTGGTTTGTTAGTTATTTTCGTTTGATATCCAGCAAACGTACTGAAATACTCTGAAGGAATCTTACCACCACGTGAATGGAGATCCTCCAGAGCAACTCTTAAAGTCCCGGCATGAACAGAAACTTTTTGTTCCGGATCATAACCTTGACCTTTTGCAAGGGTAGCATATTGCTGTGCCTTGTTGTCTTCGT